TTACATTAAAAGGTTCAGGAATTTATCATGTTTCTATGTTAACCATTGTTGGTGTGACTGCATATGGAAGAACAAAAGAAAAACTGGAAAGAAATTTATAAATAGGAGTGTTGTATGATTGGCATTGTTTCTGCTGTTGTTGGTCTTCTTACATCAGCAATACCTAGTTTAGTAAAAATATTAGAGAAAAGACAAGAGAGTGGTCATGAAATAAAATTGATGGAGATGAGAATTGAAGCAGCATCTAAAGGAGTGGATATTCAACGCTATATTGAAGACACTAAAGCTGATATCGAAGAAGGAAAATCTGTTCGACAGCATGATGCTCTTGTTACTGGTGATGGCTGGATATTCACACTACGAACTGCTGTTAGACCTGTTTTAACTTTTCTATTCTTTTTTCTATTTCTTATTATTAAATTAGTTGCAGTTTTTGCTATGTTACAACAAGGTGCACCTGTTGTTGAGATATTAGATGCAGTTTGGGATGAATATACAGTTGCTATTTTTGGTTCTATCATTGGATTTTGGTTTGGTCATAGAGCATTTTTACACATACTTGGAAAAGAGAACAATAAAATTTTGTAAATAGGAGATAAAAATGACTTCTTTTGTTTTAGGTTTAGTCGTAGGTCTTATTGTAGGTTGGAATTTTCTACCACAACCACAATGGGTAAAAAATTTGGTAGATAAAGTTGTTGCTAAAGTGAAAGAAAAAATGAATAGATCTTAGAGGTATTATTATGAATTATTTTAGTTTGTTTTTCCATATGTTTGTTACATTTTTCTCTAAAAAGAAAGATATAAATAAACAAGTAGAGATGGATTTTGAAAAAGAAGAAGAAGTAAAAGAAGAAGAACCAGAAAAAGAAATTATTAATGTGAAAAGAGTTACAGGTCATAATGTAACTTATATCATACCAGATGATATGAAAAGAATGAAAGTAAGACTTCTTGAAAGAAATGGTAAGTATAAAACAGAATATACTTTAACAGATTATTTGGATATTAAATCAGGCGAAAGATTTCAAATAATCATAGAAAGGTAAGAAATGGCTCTACCAACAACAAGAGCAGAATTCAAAGAGTTTTGTTTAAGAAAACTCGGCAAACCTGTTATTGAAATCAATGTTGATGATGACCAGGTGGAAGACCGTATAGACGAGGCACTAAAATATTATTATGATTATCACTTTGATGGTTCCTCAAAGATATTTTACAAGCATCAAATAACACAAACAGATAAAGATAACAAGTATATCACAGTTCCAGAAAATATTATTGGTGTTATTAACATCTTTGACTTAGGTTCTGCTCTTGGAACAAACAATCTATTTAACATTCGTTATCAGATTGCTTTGAATGACCTTTATACTCTTACCTCTGTTTCTATGGTTCCATATTTTATGGCAATTCAACATATACAATTTCTAGAATATCTTTTGGTTGGTAAACAACCTATTCGTTACAATCGCCATGTAAATAAACTCCATGTTGATATGGATTGGGATAGATTTAATGTTGGGGATTATCTTTTAGCAGAAGCATATCAAGTTGTAGATCCAGATACTTATACAGATGCTTGGGCGGATAGATGGTTGGGTAGATATACACAATGTCTTATTAAACAACAATGGGGTGAAAATCTTAAAAAGTTTGAGGGTATGCAAATGCCTGGAGGTTTGAAGTTTAATGGACAACAGATTTACAATGAAGCAATTGCCGAAAGAGAAAATTTAGAAAGAGAAATGATATCTACATATTCACTTCCTGTGACAGATATGATCGGAATTTTTGTAGGATTAGGTATAAGTTTACCAACATTATATAATATATTACAAAATTTACAGTCTTTCCAGTCCTTGACTTTATAAACATACATAATGTATAAATACTCCTATTAATAAACAACAGGAGTAAAATATGGAAAAGTATGGTTTTGTCTATATCTGGTATGATAAAAAAAGAAAGATGTATTATATTGGGTGTCATTGGGGAACAGAAGATGATGGTTATGTTTGCTCGTCAAATAGAATGAGAAATGCATATAAACGAAGACCTGGAGATTTTAGAAGACGAATAATAGGAAAGTTTGACAATAAAATTGAAATGTTAATTAATGAAAATGAATGGTTAACACTTATAGGTAAAGAAAATTTAGGAAAAAAATATTATAATTTAAAAGATTGTCAATTCAATCACTGGTCTGTTGAAGAACAAAATTCAGTAAAAATTAAAAAAACAATCTCTGAACGAACAAAAGAGGCAATGAATAAACCTGAAATTCGTGAAAAATATGAAAAAGGTCTATCTAAAAGAAACACTCGTTCTTCTGACCCAGAAGTAAGAGAAAAAAGAAGAAAATCTATGCTGGGTAAAAATAAAGTTAAGACTGATAAACAACTTGAAGCAGCAAGAAATGCTGCTAAAAAAAGAATAGGTGTTCCTTTATCGAAAGAACATAAAGAAAAAATAAAAAATACAACACATTTTAAAACTCTAAATACTCTAAAACTAAAATGCAAATATTGTGATTTTGTTGGGAATAAAGGAAATTTAGCAAGATATCACAATGAAAAATGTAAGCACAATAAAGAGAAATTAAATGTTATCATTTAAGCAATTCATAAGTGAAGAAATTGATCTGGAAAGACGTAAAGAATCAAAAAATAGGGCCAGATCTGCATACATGAATAGGCAAGCAAAACCTCATCCTGATATTTTAGATCATTATAATAATTGGAGAGCAAGCACTCCATCCGAAAAAGAAAAATCAGGCATAAGAACATTAAATGATTATCATACATCTATTCAAAATGTCCCTGAAGGTCATCCTTTGCATGTCCATAGAATACCAATAAAAGATTCTTATAAAAGAATGGACGGGGTTGTTCCTTTTGGTAGAGCACCTAAAAAAGAAGTCACACCAAGACCCCCACCGTTTCCTCATAAAGAAGATTGGGTAAAAAATGCATTACAAAGACATGATACTACTTCTAGGCCAACACTAGAGGGTTATAGAGTGGCTATGAATTCCCATGAAGGAAATACTAATGAACTAGAAGCTAATAAAAGAGATGTTTTAAGAGCAATTAAACATCATGGTATAGAATGGCCAAAACAAGATGCTACAGCAAAAGCATTTCAAAGTGATACTGGTGGTCAAGGAGAAACAGGTGTAGATGATAAAACAGCAAAAACACCAAAACCAAAAACACCAAAACCACAAAAAGAACCTAGAGAACTATTAGATCGTGATTCTTTAGCACAGGAAATATCTAAAAAGAAATTACAAGGATATTCTCATAGGGATATTGCTAAAGAACTAAAAATATCTGCCGGTACAGTTTCAAAAATACATAACAGTAAGAGTTCTAATGTATGACAACTAATTTTTTCTTCAACAATTTTAACTCTTCACAGGAACAATTGTTACTAGAAAATTTAGTAATTGAGTCCATAAAGATTTATGGACACGATGTATATTATATTCCTCTTACCAGAACATCTTATGATGACATCTACGGTGAAGACGATCAAGCAGCATATAATTCAGCACATTTTATGGAAATGTATATTAAATCCATAGATGGATTTTCTGGTGATGGTGAATTTATGTCAAGGTTTGGTATAGAAATACGAAACCAAGTTGTTTTTTCTATGGCACAAAGAATATTTTCACAAGAAGTTGGAACATTTACAGATCAGGTAAGACCTAATGAAGGAGACCTGATTTATTTTCCTTTGAATGATAGATGTTTTGAGATTAAATTTGTAAACAAATATGAAATGTTTTATCAGTTAGGAGCATTACAAACTTGGGAAGTTACTTGTGAATTATTTGAATATTCAAATGAAACATTCAATACAGGTATTCCTGAAATTGATATTATTCAATCTAAGTTCTCTATGAATGCTCTCGATTTCTCCATAAAAGATGAAGTAGATGATTATCTTGTTACAGAAGATTCGGAATATATTATTCTTGAAGGAAAAGCAGTTGATGATTTGATTCCAGCAGATGATAGTGATGAAATACAACAAGAATCAGATAACATAGTTCTTTTCTCATCAGAAGATCCTTTCAGTGAAGGAAATATTTAATGTTCGGTCAAACATTTTATCACAGTCTAATAAGAAAATATGTTGCACTTGTAGGAACGCTTTTCAATGACATTTACATTGAGAGAACTGATAGCACTAACACTGTAACAAAGTTTATAAAAGTTCCTATAACATATGCACCAAAAGATAAAATGTTTGCTAGAGTAATACAAGACTCTGGTCTTGATAGAGAAACTGCAGTAATGCCTCTACCTATGATCTCATTTGAAATAGGTCAAATGGCATATGATGGTTCAAGAAAATTAAATACTGTTACTAGAACAGTTGTTGAAGATCCAACAACACCAGATAAAAGAAAATACCAATATAATCCAGTCCCATATAACATAGAATTTAAAGTATATGTTTATGCCAATCATTCAGAAGATGCTTCTAAAATAGTAGAACAAATTCTTCCATACTTTACACCTGACTGGACAACAACAGTTCAACTTGTTCCAGAAGTTGAGATGATTATGGATATTCCTGTCATACTTGATAGTATAAACTATTCTGATAATTATGATGAAGCATATACAAAAAGAAGAGCAATTATTTGGTCTCTAGATTTAACATTAAAGGGTTATCTATATGGTCCTGTGAAATCTTCTGCTATTATCAAATTTGCAAATACAAACTTCTATATCCCTAAAAGAATTGGTGATTATGATTTACAAGAAGAAGTACTTACAGTTATTTCGGGTAAGAATGTAAATAGCACAACAGATTTTATCACAATAAAAAATCAACCATTTGTCAATGGCGATTATCTTGTTTATGCAAATGCAGATGGTAATTCTCAAATTACTGGTCTAACCAGTGGTTCAAAATATTATGTTGTTCAAGCAAATTCTACTGGTATTAAACTATCCACTGAAAGATATGGTGGAACAGTTGATATAACATATGCATCCTCTAATACAACAAGCACATTAAGAAGAAATAGTGCAAGTAATACTGCAGTTGCTGAAAGAGTTACCGTTCAACCTGGACTGACTTCTAATAATAAACCAACTGTTTTTGGTAATAATCAGTTATTTGTTACAGCAACAGCAAATGCATCAATTGAAAATGGTGTTGTTTCATATGTTACGATAGATGAAGATGGATATGGATACATTGATAATCCAACTGTTACTTTTTCCGCATCACCATCTGGTAATACTGCAACTGCAACAGCAAATGTGAGTGAGTATAGAGTTGTAAAACTTAATATTACAAGTGGTGGTTCTGGTTATACTTCAGCACCAACAGTTACAATATCTGCTCCAGACGGAGTAACAGTTCCATTCTCACAAATTGAAGAAGATGATAACTATGGATATGTTATCAGTATATATAATTGGGAAGAACTGAATGGAGAATAGAAAATTGAATGATGAAGAAGATCCTATTGGTGAAGCATTAGATATACTTCCTCCAGTAAAACAAGAAAAAGAAGAGAAAAAAGAATTAGTAATAGAAGATGATACTTCTGTTTCTGATTTTGTTTCTGCTCGCCAAAACATCCACGATATGATTGATGCTTCAAAAGAAGCAATTGATTTATTAGCAGGATTTGCTGAAAGATCACAACAACCAAGAGCATTTGAAGTTCTAGGAAAACTTATAGAAACAAATGTTAAAGCAAATAAAGATTTGTTGGAACTACAAGAAAAAATAAGACAAATCAAAGAATTAGATATTACTCCTGAAGGTAAAGCAAAAACAATTAATAATAATTTATTTGTTGGAAGCACAGCAGAACTTCAAAAAGTACTAAAGAATATGAAGAATGAAGAATAGTGATATAGATGCTAAAGGTTATAAAGGTAATATTAATCTAAAGAGAATCAATCAAGAAATTGATTGGACTCCTGAACTCGTTCAAGAATATGTAAAATGCTCTGAAGACCCAGCATATTTTATTGAAACATATATGAAAATTATAAATGTTAATGAGGGTCTTGTAAACTTTAATTTATATGACTACCAAAAACAAATGATTCGTGGATTTCAGGATAATAGATTTAATATTATTACAACTGCTAGACAAGCAGGAAAATCTACAACCACCTGCGGTTTTATTCTTTGGTACATTATATTCCATTCAGAAAAAACGGTAGCACTTCTAGCAAACAAGGGTGATACTGCTAGAGAAATTCTTGGTAAAATTCAACTTGCTTATCAACAT